AGTTAGGGTCTTGTCTTACATTACCAACAAATACTTCAATGTCTAATGTTGAAGAAGGTGCTACATCTAAAGTAAATGCAGTTGTACTTCCGTCACCACTGAACCTCTTACCTTGAAGAGATTGAAAAGTATTTCTGGTATCTAAAGGTGTACCTATAAAAGCCATCTTATGTTATCTCCATTATTGACACACAAATATCAGCAGCACCAGATGCCGCTAATTTTAAAGCGTCTGTCGTTTCCATTACTACTTTGTTTCCACTTAATAGTTCAAGTGTACCCCCAACAGGTATAGGTGCATTAGTAACTAGCTCAACCTCTTGGTTGGCTTCGTCATTTGCTCCTGCTCTGCTAGAAGTGTTTGAATCTAAGCTAACAGAGGCAGTTATTTGTCCAGTTGTTGTGTTACCTACCATGATACCAAGAACTACAGTTGTTGTAGAACCTGCTACTGTGTAGATAACATCAGAACTAGTGACACCTGCTTTTGTTACTACTTTAAAAGTATTAGCCATTTATCCTCCTATTATCCTAAAGCTATTGCTAGAGCAGTTGGGTCTTCGGTTGAAAATCCTGCACTAGTTAAATATGTTTTTAAATCTGTTAAAGCCACTTGCTTCATTGTTCCTGCATCATTTGTTACTAATCTATCTGCATCTACTAAAGTTGTTGAAGATGCGGCTGTTCCACCATCCATAATATTAAGTTCTGCCGCAGTAGATGTAACTGTCGTGCCATTAATTGCAAATGAACCACTAGCTGATATATTAAATGATGCATTATCTTCTATTCTTGCTACTTCAGTGCCATCTCTTTGTTGAAATATTAAATCTTTTGCATCAACAACAGGGCCTATTATAACGTCACCAGAAGAATTAGTTATTCCTAATATTTGTGTTCCACCATCTTTAAACTCAAAACCTCCACCATCAGCATCTAATATTATGTTTGAACCTGCATCTAAAGTTATATCTCCAGAATTATCAATTTCTGCAATTACAGGTGTGGTTAGTGTTTTATTTGTAAGTGTATCTGTTGTAGTTCTACCTACTAAAGTATCTGTCGTAGCAGGCATAGTTAATGTTATATTACCAGCAAATGCAGAATGTGCAGGAGCTTGTAATCTAGCATAGTGTGCATTTGATGATTCACAATAAAAATCTACATAAGATTGTGTTCCAGAGTTTTTAATTGATATAGCACCAGATTGCATATCAATACCATTAGAGCCATCCACTCTTACAACACCACTTCCATTTGGTGTTAAAGTTATATTACCATTTGATGTAGAAACTATGTCTTGACCATTTACATCTAAATCTCCACCTAGTTGTGGACTAGAGTCACCAGATAAATCTGTTAATCCCCCCACACTACTAAAAATACTTGCAATAGAAACTTTTTTTAATGCAGATGCACTATTGTCTCTTAATAATAATTGGTCGTTAGAATTGTCTATACCAGATGTAATTGCAGTTTGAGATGATATTATTTTTTCACTAACAGCACCATCTTGTAAGATACTGTGTATTTCATCACTGCCATCAACATAAATAATATCTTTTAGTCCTGTACCTATTGTTACTGTTTGAGCACCTGTTCCTGCTGTGCAAACAACAGAATCATCTGAACCATTATTTATGTAATAAGTTTTTTGTTTATTAGGAAATGTAACAGTTCTTGATGCACCCGGAGAACCTGTAAATTTTATTACTGCGTGTCTACCATTGTTATCTGCTGTTCCATCAGCAAAAGCTAAAGTAACATTGCCAGACGCAACACTAACTTCTACATATCCGCCTATTGCATCATCAAGTAAATCTATAAGTTGTTCGTTGAGTACGTCACCCCAAGTTCCTATATTTTCACCATCAGCTTGTTTTACAAATCCTAATTGTGTGTAAGCATTAGCCATTTAATTTGCCACTCCTGTTGTCCATGTTTCATCCCCTCCAGATGTTGTATCTATAAGAGACCATAATTTTATTGTCCCTGTTGCTCCCGTTCCAGTTATTCCAGAAACTGTATTTACAGTTGCTGTACCCGTAATATTTGCAGACAAGTCTGCTAAACTTATTCTAAAATTGTCGTATCCAACTTGATTTATTAACGCACTACCAGATGCTGTTTCGCTACCCAATGCAAGTGTTGCTGCTATACCTGTTTCAGATAGAACAATACCATCGTTCCATCCGTCATCGCCATACGCACCTGCGTTCCATCCACCAGTGCCCGTTGCCATTAACTAATCCTAATTAAAGCCGTGTTGTGTGCTGCTGTTGGAAACTGTATTTGGAAAGTTCCATTTGATGATGAAAAATCAGAACCAAAATCTAATACTGCTATAGCTGCATTTGATTTGCTGTTATTATAAATTAAAGCTCCTCTTGCAGTAATAGTAGCAGAAGTAAAACTTGGGTCTGCTGCATCAAAAAAAGCAACTCCGTTAGTTGTATCTAGTGTTACTGATTGACTTGATAATGTAGTTCCACCTGCTGTGTAACCAGTTCCAGAAACTTCATTTGAAGTTGTGTACGCAGTCGTTGTTGCATTTAAAGTAGCACTTGAAGTGTACAAAGCTATTTTAATAGTGTCACCACTAGTTCCTAAGTTTTGTGCACCATCAAGACAATCTTGTTTAAATACATTAGTTAAAGTTTGTGTTATTGACATTTGTATCTCCTATGTACTCATTGGTTTTAAATAATTTTCACCCATGACATTAGCGGGTGCTGTAAAGTCATCTCTTCTTCTTCTTCTAGCTTGGTTGTTTACAGCCTCAACTGACTCTTTGTATCGCTGCGTATAGATAGCATAATCCTCTCTGCTTTTTGTAAAAGTAGATGCTTCCATAAGACAAGCATACAAAAATAAATCTTGTGCGTTTTCTGTTAACCAATTAGTAGTGTTACTACTAGATAACTCTGCTATTCTTCTTGAATAGGTCATTTCAATATTTAATGCTGCACTTGGTGTAGGTGCAACTAAAATTGCTGTGTCTGTGTAGTTTGCCCAATATTTAGGTGTTCCTGTGCTAGATGAATTAGGCCAATAATCATAGATATATTCATCAGTTCTTTTTTCTAAGAATACTCTTTTTGAATCTGAATCTATTAACAAAAAATGAAAAATTATTTTTGCATCAACTGGTTTACTTACAAACCTATCTCCAACATTGAAAGAAGAATTTGCTGATTCGTGAAACGCATACGGGTCTACATCTCTTGCTATTCTTTGTTCTGCTAAAGAAATAAAACCAGAAGTCTCGTTTGAAAATTCTGTACCATCATTTTCCATCCAATCTTTTATATCTTGTGTAAGAGTAGAAAAAGTCATTGTTGCCATAATTAACCTACATCATCTATTAGTGCTGCCACTATTACATTTGCACTAGCATCACCTGCATCGCCAATATCTGAACTTATTGCATGTATATCTGCTACTGTTGTATTTGGTAATCTACAAAACCAAGATTGCTCTGGCCCTACAAAGATACCATCTCCTAAATTAAATGCTGCTGTTCCTGCATCAATTGATATAACTATACCATCAGATGTGCTTGTATTTTTTACAAACAAAAACTTTACTTTATCTGCTGTAGCTACTGCTGTTGGTGCGGTGTCTTGGTCAACTGCTGTGTAATCAATAAAATTACCTGCAATTAAATCTGCACTTGTAGTCGTTACACTTGTTAGTTTGTAATACCATTTATCATTAGCATCATCTGGTGTTACAACCATAGAACCACTAATAACTTTTGCTATTTCATCTGGTAATAATGTTGCTTTTAAAGTTATCGTTGCGTCATCAGCCATTATTTCTTACCTTCTTTTTTTAATCTTTCTTCTCGCTCTTCGTATTTTTTTATCTCCTCTGGAGAAGGTGTTCTTATATAACCTTTCTTTGGATTTTTTACGATTGCCATTTTAATAGGTTTTGCTACTGCGTCTGCCATGTTATCCTTTTATTAAATTAAACTTTAGTCCTTTTACAGGAACAACTACATTCTTAACTTTTTTCGATGTTAAAATGTTTCCAGAGGTGTCCTGTGTATCTATACGGCCCGACATGTGTGAGTGTTGACCCAATGTCTGCATAGATTTTTCCTCCAAGTTTTTGCCATCTTCTTGAGAAGGCGTAGTCTTCTGATAAGTATCTTCCGTCATCGTCTTTCATTGTATCAAAAAACAAGTATGTGTTTTCTGAATTAAATTCTTTTCCATTTAATATTTGGTCTGAAACATATTTTAAATCTTGATATGCTTCTTTCATCTTAATTAAACACTCTCTTTTAATTAACATGAAACCTGTTGCAGCGTCTAATACCTCTGCAAAACCTTTGTCTATTTTTATTTCACCCTTGTTTGCAAAATTTAAAACATAAGGATGACACAAGTTTTGATAATCTTTTTC